GGCCCAGGAATTCGCCGCATGAGCCGCTATACCGCCTACCACGCCCGCGCCCAAGCTAACTCGAAAAATCTAGGCGGGGCGACGCCTTTCCAGGCCGAGGCATTTTCGCGCCTCTCGGCCGATGCCTTCATGGCGCATAACCTGTTTCGCGCGGGGCTGCCGAGCTCCTGCACTGCGGGCATCACGAGCGCTGCCGAGCGCGCCGATCGGATTCGCACGCTGATCCTCGAACACGACCTCGAGAAGCGGCTGCTGCCCTCGCAGCCGACCGGCGAATCGGGCGTGACCTTCGGCGCCTTTTACGCGCGGGAATATCGCGGCGAGGCGCGGCAGGAGGATCTGCTGTGAGCTTCACGCACTCGCGCGTCGGCTCGAAAGATGCGAACCATGACCAGGTCGGCGAGTGGTACGTGCAAATGGGATGCACTGCGGCCGATGTGCATCACGTGCCGCGCTTTGTCGACTGGGTGGTGGGCGCGTGCGGGGTGACGGATCTGGTCGAGGTCAAGACCGAGGATGGCCAGCCCTCGCCGCGTCAGAAAACCTTTGCGCGCGACTGGCGCGGCTCTCGGCCCGTGCAGATTCGCACCCTCGATGATGTGATCGGACACGTGCGCTCGATGCGGCTGCGGGCATCGGGGCGCGCGGCAATCCTTGAGCAGAACCATGGCAATGCAGCAGCTGATTTTGTGGGGTGATATGGACACGATCGCAACCGGGTTTTTGTCTGGCATAGGCTTCGGGATCGGGCTCGCTTTCGCGTACTTCATCGCCTGCTATGTCGCAGAAAAACTATTACGCGAGGAGGGGGATTGAATGCGCGACCCAGAGAAATACACGTGGTTTGAAAGCGACCGATACATCCCGCCCGCGCCTTTGCCCTCGCTCCTCGAGAACCGCCGGCGGGACGGCAAGGGCCTGGTCATTGCGATCGTGATAGGCGTCATCCTGGTCGCCCTGATTGCGTGGAGGATGCCGCAGTGAATCCCTCGCGCCCATGAGCCGAGCCCGCGAGCGCATGCGCGCCATCATCGGGTCGCAGTATGAGGCCGAGCGGCCGCAGATCCCGCCCGTGATCGTTCGCCCCCAGCCCCTGGATGTCATCCGGCGCATCACGCGGCAGAACGCGCTCGACCCCAGGCTTGAGCCCACCGATCGGCACATGCAGCGCTGGGCGGTTTCCTCCTCGAGCTCCGAGCCCGCGCTCGCCGCGATCGCCTGGGATGTGTCGACTGCATCACGATTTCGATTAACGCCCCTGCCCGATACCGAGGCGGTGATCATCGATCGGATCGTGCATGACGCACCGCGCGTGTGGCGGCTGTTCGTGAAGCTTTGGTACAAATCCGATGTCCCGGTCGATGTGATTGCCGCAGATTTAGGCTTGAAACGGCGCACGCTGTACGATGAGCGGCGCCTGGTGCTCGCGTACTTGCTTGGCCAGATGCGCGCCGCGGGGCTCCATATCCCCGGCTATCAGTGGGTTTGACTTGTGCGCACAGAATTGCTAAAAAGCGCGCAGACTGGTCATACGCACCAGCAGCCGAAACTCGAAGCCCGCTCTTTGCGGGTTTTTTTTCGCCCAGGAGAACCCTGATGCCCTCAGTTACCCCAGCACAGCACCGCGCGATGGAGGCCGCCGCACACGGGCGCTCGACCCTCGGCATTCCGAAAAAGGTCGGCGCGGAATTTGTCGCCGCCGATGCCAACAAGGCCAAAGGCCCAGGGCACAACAAGCCGAAGTATCAAGCCTCGGTCGGCCAGCCCGCGCATGCGCAAAAGCTCGCCGCGGCGCTCAAAGCGGGCGGTGCCCGATGAGCGCGCGGTATGCGATCCAGTCCGCGATCGTGTTCGATGATTCGCAGCCCGAATACCTGCTGATCGAATACAACGGGGAGTCGGGAGCCGGCCAATGCGTCGGAGCCTTTTTCAAGGTCGAGGATGCAATCCTCGAGGCCCACCACAAGGCGGGCGCGCCGGACTTGCGCTTGCGCGCGGTGCGATCGCCGCAGCTGGTGCGGCCATGAAGGGCAACCGCGGCGGCCGCAAGATGGGGCACCTCACGAGCGAATTGACGCGCGAGCGCATTCGAACCGCGATGATTTTGAACCGCCTGCAGAAGTTTGTCGGCGGCAGCCTCGAGATGTCCCCGCACCAGGTCACCGCGGCGCTCGGGCTCTTGAAGAAAACCATTCCCGACCTGCAGTCGATCGAGCATTCGGGATTCCTCGAGGCGGATGTCGTGCATACCATCTCGGGCGATGTGATGAGCGAGGCCGAATGGGCCGAGACGTATGCCGATCGCGCAGGAAGCGGCCGACCCAACTGAGGCCGCGCCGCGCCCGGTCATCTGGCGCCCGCAGCCTGGGCCGCAAAAAGCGCTGGTTGATTGCCCTATCACCGAGATTCTCTTCGGTGGCGCTCGAGGCGGCGGGAAAACCGATGGGATCTTGGGCAAGTGGGGCATCAAGGCGCTGAAATATCGCGCGGCCTTCAATGCGGTTTTCTTTCGCAAGGAGATGCCGCAGCAGGATGACCTGATCGAGCGCGCGAAGGAGATTTACCTGCCCATCGGCGGCAAGTGGCAGGAGCAGAAAAAGCTGTTCCTCATGCCCGCCGGCGGTCGTATCCGGTTTCGCCCGCTCGAGAGCAAGGCCGATGCCGACAAGTACCAGGGGCAGAATATCTCCGATGCGGCGGTCGAGGAGGCGGGCAATTACGAGCAGCCCGACCCCATCGATCGGCTGTACGGGTGCCTGCGATCGCGCGCAGGGGTGCCTGTGCAAATGATCAATACGGCGAACCCGGGCGGCCCGGGGCATCAGTGGATCAAGCAGCGCTATATCGACCCGGCGCCGCTGGGGATGCAGATTCTCACGCGCGATCTGCCGAACGGGGCGACGCACCGGGCGGTGTACATCCCGAGCCGGGTGACCGATAACCGCATCCTGCTGGCGAATGACCCGGGCTATGTCGACCGGTTGCACCTGGTCGGCAGTCCCAACTTGGTTCGCGCCTGGCTCGAGGGCGATTGGAACGTCATCGAGGGGGCGTACTTCCCGGAATTCTCGGGCGCCAAGCACGTGATTGCGCCTTTCGAGATTCCGAAGCACTGGTATCGGATCCGCGCGATGGATTGGGGCTCGGCGCGCCCCTTCTGCGTGCTCTGGTTTGCGGTCTCGGATGGCACGGTCGGCAATATCCCGCGCGGCGCGCTCGTGTGTTATCGCGAGTGGTACGGGTGGAACGGCCAGCCGAACATCGGCTGCAAGATGACGGCCGCCGAGGTCGGCGCCGGCATCCGGCGGCTCGAGGCGGATGATCCGAAAGGCGATGAAGTCTTGGACCCGGCGGCCTTTGCGCAAGATGGCGGGCCCTCGATCGCCGAGCGGCTGGGCCTCAACTTTCGCCCGGCCGACAATGCCCGGGTGGCGCGCTCGGGCGCTATGGGCGGCTGGGATCAGGTTCGCGAGCGGCTCATCGGGTTCGAAGGCCGGCCGATGCTGTATCTGTTCTCGACCATTACGCACCTGATTCGCACGCTGCCGGCGCTTCAGCACGACGACCGGCGCGCCGAGGATGTCGATTCGGACGGCGAGGATCACGCGGCGGACACGCTGCGCTATGCCTGCATGGCGCGGCCCTTCGTGCGCGATGCCCCGAACGTCCCGGCACCCCGATTCGATACGCAACTCACAGTGAATGAACTTATCAAACGAGCCCAACGCAAGCGGCTCGCGGAGTAGCACATGCAAGCAGGCCCTTGGGCGAATTATTCGAGTTTTGCAGCCGCCACGGTGAGCGATAGCGCATCGCTCAATTGCCGCGCGATCTGGGTGAGCTGCACGGTCGCGGGCAATATCGCGCTCTCCTCGGGACTCTCGGGCGCGGGCGTCGCCTTCGCGGTCCCCGTCGGCATCACCGTCATTCCGGTCGAGTTGAACCAAGGGCGCCTGATGGCCACCGGCACGACCGCCACCGCCACCTACGTTTTGCTGCAATAAGGAAATCCCATGGCAGGCCCGACAGCACTCGTTCAAAGCTCATTCCAGAATCAGCCAACTATCGGCGGCGGCATCAATACGAGCGGTAAACAGCCCGCCGCCAACCTGATGCTAAAGCGCCCCTTCTTGCCGAAGGGCCTGCAGAATGTGCAGCAGGCGATCCCCGCCACGAATACCTTTGTCGGCACCGCGAATCAAACCGGCGCAAGCTCGACCGTCACCGTCACTGCGGTCACCTCGGGCACCTTGGGCGTCGGCTCGATCCTCTCCGGGCCTGGCGTCACCGCCGGCACCACTGTCACGGCAGTACTCACCGGCACGGGCGGGGTGGGCACCTACACGGTGAACAATACGGTGGGCTTTGCCTCGGCCGTGATCACCGCGGTCGGCTCTGCGGCCCCCGTACTCGCGATCTCGACTGTGAACCCGCTCGCCGCCGGGCAATTCTTCGCCGCGACCAACAATTCCGGCAATGTTAATAGCCAGTACGTTGACCTCTCGCAGTTCGCCATTTCGGCCACCGCCAATCCCATCGTATCGGGTCCGACCAACCCGGACCCCGCTTACGTCGCCTGGATGAGCGTCTCGGCCGGCACGGGCGTCAATGTCGGCGGCTATAACGGCGCCAACATGGTCAAGATTCGCGTCAATTTCATTTCCCCGGCGCTGCAGCCGATTCTCGTGCTCCAGTGCAAGGGCATCGCCGGGCAGCTCTCGGTCAAGGTGAATGACCAATACGCGAGCCTGGCGCCCGTGACGATCCCGAACAACGGCACGGCGAATTATGTGAGCCTGACCTTCCCCGGCCCGCTCACCGATGCCGTGACGGTCGAATTCATCGCGGATGATGTGCTCAATCAGTTCCGCTTTGCCGGCATGTGGACCTTGACCGGTGATACGTTGAGCCCGGCGCAGATCCGCGGGCCCCGGGTGATTGTAATGGGCGACTCCTTCACGACCGCGACCGGCGCGGGAGGCCTCGCCTATGGCTTCGTGAACGTGTTCGCCGAATACATGGGCTGGGATGATGTATGGCCATCCGGCATCGGCGGGACGGGGCTCATCAACCCGGGCACCGCGGTCAACTATCAGCAGCGGGTGCAAAACGACGTCATTGCCTTTGCCCCCGATGAGGTCATCATCCAGGGCTTTTTCAACGATGGCAGCAACACGGGCGCGCAGGTCGGCGCCGCGCTCACCGCGCTGATCAATACGATTCAAGCATCGCTCCCCGCGACCCGGATCACGGTGGTCGGCCCGTATATCGTCAATGGCTCGGGCTACCAATTCGGCACGAGCTCGCCCTCGAGCACGGGAATTGTGTCCCAGCGCACCGCGCTCGCTGCGGCGGTCGCCGCGATCGGCTCCTCGCTCGTGCATTACATCGACCCCTCGAGCTTCGGCCCCGTGAGCTCGACCCCCTTGACCGGCACGATTACCGCGAAGGTCAACGCGGGCGCGACCTCCTTCGTATCGAATGGCACGAACATCACGGCGGGCAAGACCGTGCAATGGCCGGATGGGTCGCGCAGTTTCATCATCTCGGTCGCCGGTTTCACCGCCACGGTCGACAACATCCAGAATCAGCAAAACGCGGGAACGGTGTTCACCGAATGCCCAGGCTGTTACCTCAGGGGCAATGGCCATGTGGGCGCGACCACGGGCGTCGGCAATGCCGATACGCTCGTCTTTACCGACGGCATCCACCCCTCGGCGACGGGGCATATCGTGCTCGGGACCATGTTCGCGCAGGCCTATGCGAATTTGCTCAATAGCGTGAGCTAAACGCAGTGGCGCGAGCTCGGGCAAAAAAGGCGGTGCTCTCGACCGCCGATGCACGCATGTCCGCGGATGCGCGCAAGTGGAAAAAGGAGCTTCAGCTCGCGGGCAAACGCGAGAAGGATTACCGCGAGGCGGGCGAGAAGATCATCAAGCGCTACCGCGGCGAGGAGGAGAAGCGCAACCGGTTCAATGTGCTGTGGACCAATACCGAGATCCTGCGCCCCTCGATCTACAACTCGCGGCCCAACCCCGATGTGCGCCGGCGCTTTCGCGATGCGGACCCCTTGGGCAAGGCGATCGCCGAGCTCCTCGAGCGCTCGCTCTCGGTGTTCCTCGATGGCGATGAGACCGACTACGCGCTCAAAAATGATGTGCTCGACGGGCTCCTGCCGGGCCGCGGTATCTCGCGCATCCGCTACGTGCCGAAAATCAGCGAGGCGCCGGATACGGACGGCCCCGACACCGATTCGGAGGATGAATCATCCCCAGCGCCCTCATCTGCCGACGATGATGACAAGGAAACCCCCGAGGGCGATGAGGAACCCGAGGAGATGCTCGAGGGCGAGGAGGTGTGCATCGAGCATGTCGACTGGCTCGACTTTCGCATGGGCTATGGCCGGGTTTGGGCCGAGGTGCCTTGCGTTTTCTTCCGCTGCAAATTGACGCGCGCCGAGGCCGAGGAGAAATTCGGCAAGAAGGCGATCGCGGGCTTGAAATTCGCGGTGCCGACCATCGAGGATAAGAGCCGCGGCGCCGATGAGCAGGCGGGCGAAACGCAAAAGGTCGCCGAATTCTGGGAAACCTGGGATAAGGAAGGCGACCGGGTGTTTTTCATCCAAGATGACTTGGACCATTTGCTCTTCCCGCTCGATAACCCCGAGGGCGAGCCGCCGATCCGCTTCCACGGGTTTTTCCCCTGCCCGAAGCCCTTCGAGCCCGTCGAGAATACGAGCTCGACCATCCCGATCCCGGTTTTCCGGCTGTATCAGGAGCAGGCGAACCAACTCGATAAAATATCGGGCCGCATCGACAAGATTGTCGACACCATGCGCTTGCGCGGGGTCTATGACGCGCGCATCCCGGAATTGGCGGACATTTTCTCGAGTGACGATAACGAGATGGTCCCGATTCAAAACGCCCAGCAATGGAGCCAGGCGGGCCTCGACAAGGCGGTCTCCTGGATGCCGGTCGAGAAAAACGTCGAGATCCTGCAGGGCCTGTACGATGCCCGCGAGCGCCAAAAGGCGATCATCGATGAGTTGTTGGGAATTTCCGACATCATCCGCGGGGCGACCGACCCGGGCGAGACTGCGACCGCGCAGCAGATCAAATCGACCTTTGGCTCGATGCGCTTGCAGCGGATGCAAAAGGAGGTCCAGCGCTATGCGCGCGACATCCTGCGCTTGGCCGCCGATGCGATGGCGCAAAAGTTCTCGCCCGAAACCTTTGAGGCGATGACCGAGCTCAAATTCCCCACCGCGCAGGAGAAGCAGGCCCTCATCGCACGATTTCAGCAGCAGGCAATGGCACAGCAGGCGCAGCCACCCGCTCCGGCTCAAGCCGGGCCCGCGCCAGGGATGCCGCCCGGCGCTCCGCAAGGGGCGCCAGGCCCTGCACCGATGCCGCCGCCGGGGCCGCCGATCGATCCGGCGCTGCTCAAGATGCCGACCTGGGAGGACATCATCGCCCTCTTGCGCTCGGAGAAAATGCGCCAGTACAAGATCGACGTGGAAACCGATTCCACCATCTCGGCCTCGCTCTCGAGCGATATGGCGGGATTGGCGACCGTGCTGCAGGCAGTCTCGCAGACGATGACGGAACTTGCGCCCATGGTCGGCGAGGGCGTGCTCCCGGTCGACTCGGCCAAAGAGCTCGTGATGGCGGTGATTCGCCGGGCGCGGCTGGGGAATGTGGTCGAGGATGCCTTCGACAAGATGCAGCCGCCGAAACCGAAGCCCGACCCCGAGCAGCAAAAGGCGCAGTCCCAGATGGCGCAGGCGCAGGCCAAAGGCCAGGTTGAGCTGCAGATCGCCGAGCAAAAGGCAAAGCTCGATGCCTGGGTCGCGCAGCAGGAGCAACTCGCGCAGGAGCGCCAGAACCAGCAAGAGCAAGCGATGGAAGCGCAGCGCACGGCCCACAAGGAGGCCTTCGATACGATGCAAGCCAAACTTGATGCCATGGTGAAAATTGTGGTCGCCACCATCGGCGCGACCAAACAAGCCGATCCGATCGTGCAACCGATCGCCGATCAAACCCTCGCGAGTGTGCAATGAGCGTACTGCGTTTCCTTGGGCCCCCGTCGACCTGCTGCTGGTCATGCCATTTGGCGTATCCGATGAAAATGCCGACCTGTCCGCATTGCGACGTTGTGAACGCGAATGTGGATTGGAAGCTGGCTCAAGCCCAGAGAATGATCCGCGATAATTTTCGCGGCGTGCTCGATTCGATCGTAAAGCACCAGCAATAATGCGCCGCCGCTTTGTTTGGGATCCGGTTCGAAACGAACTGGTGGAGGCCCCTGCGCGCCGTTCTCAGGCGCTGCATTTCATCCAGCCCGATCTGCCGGGCTATGAATCCCCGATCGATGGCCGCTGGGTCGAAGGGCGTAAAGCGCGCCGCGAGGATTTGCTGCGCTCGGGCTGCCGCCCGTATGAGGGGCGCGAGCAGGAGCAAAAAGAGGCGATGAAGGTGCAGGCCGCGCGTGAGCGCGAGCTCGACCATCTCGCCGAGAAAATGGCGCATCGAGCCTGGGCCGAAGCGCCCGAGCGGGTGCGCAAAGTCTTTCGATATCGTTAACGGGAGAACCCCATGGCCTTGAATGATGCAAATGTCGATGAAGAGATGGCCTCCGATTGGGCCGCGATCCAGGATAAATTCAAAGCCCCGGAGCCCGAGGCACCGCCCGAGCTCGAGGCCGAGACGAGCGAAACCTCGCCCGAGGAGTCGAGCGAAACCATCCCCGTCTCGCGCGAGGCCGATGGCAAATTCAAGGCGCATGAGCGGGAGAAGCCCGCAAAGGTTGACGCGAAAGCGAAACCGGCCAAAGATGCGAAAGCGACTCCAGCCGCTGCATCCCCAGATAGGGCCGCGCCTTCGCAAGAGGGCTCGGAGGCTGCAACGGCGGAGCCGCAATCCCAACAGCGCGACATTACGCGGGCGCCTTCGACCTGGCGCCCCCTGGCGCGCGCCGAATACGACAAACTGCCTGCGGCGGTGAAAGCCGAGATTCATCGGCGCGAGGGCGATTTCCTGAACGGCCAGGCGCAAATGCGCCCCGATGCCGACATGGGCCGCGAGCTGCGCGGGATCATGGAACCGTACCGCATGCTGATCGAGGCCGAGGGCGGCACCTATGCGCTCGCGGTGCGGGATCTGTTTCGCACGGCGGCAGTGCTGCGCACTGGCAGCATGCAGCAAAAGCAGCAACTGATCGCGCAGACCGCGCGCCAGTTTGGGATCGATCTGTCGCCCTTTGCGCAAGCAGGCCAGCCCGGGCAGCAACCGCAGCCGCCGGCAGCGCAGGGGGCGAATCCACAGCAATATCGCGATTCGCGTCTCGATGCCTTTTTGGCCGAGCAGCAGCGCCGCGAGCAGGCAACCCTTGCTCGGGAGCAGCAGGAGATCGAGGGCACCGTAACCCAGTGGATGAATGCCACGGATGCGCAGGGCCAACCCCTTCGCCCGTATTTGAATGATGTGATCAATGAGGCCGCGGCGCTGGTCCCCCAGCTGATGGCGGCCAATCCCGGTATGTCTCGAGTGCAAGCACTCGACGCCGCATACGATCGCGCGTGTTGGGCTCACCCCGAAATACGCACGCTGCTCGCGCAGAAGCAGCAAGCCGAACTCGATGCAAAGCGCAAGGCTGACAACCAGCTGAAATTGCGAGATGCACGCAGGTCGGGAAGCGTGAACGTCCCTCGACGCGCCTCCACTCCCTCCGCGCCGCCACCCGGCACGATGGAAGAGACGATCGCCGAGACCGCTCGCGCACTCGGCATGATCTCGTAACTCAACACCCTTTAAAGGAGCCTTCCCATGCCATCCGGCATAACCAGTATTTTCCAGGCGTGGACGGAGCTGGCCGCCACCACGTATCGCAAGCATTCCTCGCAAGTCGCAGACGCAGTGTCAAAGCACAACGCGCTGTTTCGGCGCCTGAATGCCAAAGGCCGCAAGCGCACCGAAGATGGGGGACTATCGATTGTCGCCCCGCTCGAGTACGCGACCAATTCCACCTATCAGCGCTATTCGGGATATGACGCGCTCAATATCAACGCGGTCGACGTGCTGACCGCCGCGGAATATCCCTGGCGCCAGGTGGCCGTCAACGTCGCAGCCTCGGGCTTGGAACTGCGCACCAACATGGGCGAAAGCCGAATCATCAACTTCACCAAGTCGAAGATTCGAAATGCCATGAACTCATTCAAAAACGGGCTTTCTGGGGATCTTTACTCGGATGGCACCGCCGCGAATCAGATCAACGGGCTGCAGGCGCTGATCGCCGACACGGGCACGGGCACGGTCGGACAGATCAACTCGTCAAACTTCCCCTTCTGGCAAAACTTCGTGCAGTCGGCGGCCGCGCCCCTGCAGGGCGGTTCAGCACTCACGCTCGGGCCCTCCACGATCGAAAGCCTGATGCTGGCGCTCTACATCAAATTGACCCGCGGCACCGATCAGCCCGACATCGGGGTGTTCTCGGATGACCTCTTCACCTTCTTCGAACAGAGCCAGACCTCGCTCAAGCGCTACACCTCGACGGGCGATGGCGCTCCCGAGACCAAAGCGGAAGCGGGCTTTGTGTCGATGAAGTACAAGAATGCCGATATTTTCTTCGACTCCTCGGGCGGCATTCCCGCGATTCACGGGTATTTCATCAATAC